ACCCCCTACAAATACCTGGGCACCCAGGAGACGCGCGTACTACATACCCCAGCAGGAGTCACATTCAAGACGCTCTCTCCAACCCGCAAACAAAAAAACCGGCTGTTCTGCCAGTCCAGCTTATCCATCGCCCTGGTACCGTTTATCAGGATCGCTCCGGTTGCGGTATTTACTTCCAGCACGTCGCCTGGCTGGAAGGCATGTACTACTCGTATGTAGTTACTTCCTGGACCGGCTGCCTTCCACTCAGCAGCCGCAGCCGTAAACGTAACCGTAAAAACAGGATAACTCTCAAATGTGCCCTGGTTGTTTACGGTTGCAGTATCGTTTATAAAGCTGGCTAATACCTCCGCACCATAGGCCAAGGGTTCGCATACAAAAATAAGGCTAAATTGCCCCATAACAGCTAGATGTTCAAAGTCTATCGCCTGTGCCAATTTACCCCGATAATACTTTTCTGACTCATCATCAAAGCTCAATATCTCTCTGTTTTCTGTATACAGCCAGGCGGCTATTTCCCTTGCTTTTGCCCTGATGTCAGCCAGGCTTGAACCAACAAAGGCGCAATCTAGTTCAATGCGTCTGTCCGCCAGCTCCCTGGGGAATAATATACTTCCCTGTCTGCCTGGTACCTGGACGTAGCTATCATTAGGCTCAGGGAGGAGTTGACGGTTCTTAGACCGCATAACAATACCAAATTCAGAGCAGTGGTGCCCGTTGAAACTAAAACCGTAAGCTATTTTAATCCCCTCCCCCTCGCGTTCTGTTGTTGCAGGTTGTACAGTTCTCTAGCCACCAGCTTGATGTCCTGGTCGTTCCTAACATACATATTCTGGACGGTGATCCCGCCAGCCATAGCTACCTGCTCGCCTCCCATAGCATCTCTGAGTGCATCTGCTATCAGGCCAGGTAGCCTATCGAGGGGAGCTACTACCTCTGTCCCTGCCTCACCGACCCCGATTATGCTGGGGCGGGCGAATATACCCCCGGTCTTGTACCAGTTGATGTTAAAGTCAGGGATGCTTACCTTTGCATTGCCGACACCCACTGAGCGCCAATCAACGCTGATTTTAGGCAGTTTGGGTCTGGGAATCTCTATCCGCATATTTGCGAAGGCATTTCTGATTGTATCGATGATGCCTAATACCGTCTGTTTTGCGGATTCTATTGGTCTAGTAATAGCAGTCTTGATATTTTCCCAAACATCGCTGGTTTTTGCCTTAATAGAGTCCCAGTTCTCTGCTATTTTCCGCCCCAAGAGGACCGCCCAGCCGGCCGGGCCGGTTGCAATAAGCAGTAATTCGTCTCCCCATTTTTTGAAGAAATCTTTGATGTTATTCCAGGTATTGACCAGCCACGTTTTTACGTCCTCGAAAATTCGCTTCACATTATCCGAAAATTCCTTGAGCAATGCTTTTGACTTCTCCCCGTTCTCTTTCCACTGGTTGTATATCCAGGCGATCGCCGCTCCTAGGGCAGTGATTGCCAAGATAACAAGCCCAACGGGGCCAGTCAGCGCAGTTAATGCCGCTCCCAACACCGGCAGAATACCAATAATCGCGCTGAGACCAGAGGCCATGGCGCCCAAGACAACTAGCAGGGGTCCGATCGCTGCAGCTAGGCCGGCAATAATTATAATGGTTTGCTGCACACCGGGAGATAAATTAGCAAACCAAGCGACTAACTTCTGGACTACCTCTACAATCTTTTCCAATGCCGGTTGGAGGTGGTCATATAGCTGCAGTGCCACACCTTCAATGGCACTTTTTAGCTCAGTCAGGCGGCCCTTTAGGTTGTCCTGCATCTCGTCGGCCATTCGCTGAGCTGCCCCCGCGCTGTTATTGATTGCATCAGACAGCTTGGCGTAATCTGCCTCCGAGGCATTTACAATAGCTAGCAACCCAGACATGGCTTCCTGTCCGGCAATCTGTGCAGCGTAAAAGGCCTGTTGGTCGGGGTCTAGTTTTTGAAACGCCCCTCTCATGTCGTCCATTATCTGAGCAAAAGACTTCATCCTGCCTTCGCTGTCAGTCAGGGATATGCCCAGCTGATCCATAGCCATGCCGCTTTCTTTGGTCGGCTTGACAAGCCTCGTCAGCATAGAGCGCATAGCCGTACCGGCCTGGGATGCCTTAATACCGGCATTGGCCATGAGGCCTAATCCAATGGCCACGTCTTTTGCCTCGTAGCCCAGAGCCCCGGCTACAGGAGCAACATATTTGAACGACTCACCAAGCATACCAACGTTGGTGTTGGCGTTGCTGGACGCCGCCGCCAGTATGTCCGCAAACTCAGCGGCTCTGGCGGCTTCCATGCCAAAGGCAGTCATGGCATCAGTCACGATGTCGGAAACGGTCCCTAGGCTTTCACCTGAAGCGGCTGCAAGGTTTAGCACCCCTGGCAAGCCGGCTAACATTTGCTGTGTATCCCAACCAGCCATAGCCATATATTTCAAGCCTTCGGCGGCTTCACTGGCGCTAAACTTTGTGGTGGCCCCCATCTCTTTGGCCAGTGCTTCCAACTTGGCCAAGTCCTCACCGGTAGCGCCGGAGATGGCGCCAACCTCGCTCATGGCCGCCTCAAAGTCCATGCCCAACTTTGTTGCCGCGGCCCCTATGGCAAGAACTGGGGCAGTAACCTTCATGGTCAGGTTCTTGCCCACATCGGTCATTTTTTGACCGGCGTCTTTGAGTTTTTGCCCGACTTGCTCGGCTGTCAGCCCGGTTTCGCGCAGTTGCTTCTCAAACTTCGCCAGCTCTTGCTCGGCCTTGACTACCTCGCGCTGGAAGGCCCTATATTGTTCTTCGTTAATTTCACCCTTGCGGAATTGCTCGTTGACCTGCTCCTGGGCAGTTTTAAGGCGGTCGAGTTTTTCCCGGCTGTTTTCAACTGCTTCAGCCAGGAGTTTCTGCTTCTGCACCACAAGTTCGGTATTTCCGGGGTCGAGTTTTAGAAGGCGCTCGACTTGTCTTAATTCAGATTGGACATCCCGGGTCTTTTTGTTTACGTCCTCGAGAGCCTTATTTAATTTCTGCGTATCACCGCCGATCTCGATGGTGATACCCTTGATTTTCCCAGCTATTGTACTCACCACCTTTTTACAAAAAAAAATATGCTGTGTTATCACCTTTACAATACCATGATAAACCAATATAATTACATCATAGGGGTGATTCTAATGACTATATCAAAAAGTAAAACCAGAACGATTATTACTATCGAAAAGTCAGTTAAAGAAGAACTAACACGAATAGCAAAGGAAGAAAATAGAAGCTTAAACAATTTAATAGAAACAATCCTTAAGGAATATCTCGCAAATAAAAACTAAAGGAGGTATTGTAATGACACAGGGACAAAAACAAGACAAATGGGAGCCGTGCCCTCGCTGCGGCTCTAAGCGTGTCGAATCCCGGGGAGGATGCTTCTTCTTTGTTCTCGGTTTCTGCTTATTAGGTATAAGTATTTGGCTGCTGATAATTCCGCCTGTCGGAATCGCAGGAATTATCATTGGTCTTCTGCTCATGGTTATATCTCCATTTGCAAAAAACCAATTGCAATGTCAGGACTGCAAGAAAAGCTGGAAGTATCCCGCAGTTAAAAACGGTCAAAATCAACCTGGGTAGCCTGCCTTACGGTTTCCCGGGTATCCCCATCGGCATCATTGAGACGCTCATTGTTGTATGTGATGATGTAGTCAAGAAGCATACCAAGCGTTAAATGCTCAAAATCACGCAAGGTTAGCCCCCTCTCAATGGCCCGGAGCATTACCAGTTCTGTCGTCAACTCGAGAGGGGCTCCATCTTCATGGTCTATTTTTTTTTACTTTCAACCTTAGTTGTAATGCTGCTGAATATCATATCTGATATTTCAGGAATGATATCCATGATAGGAAACTCAGAAAACCCATCTAACCACTCCATCGGTGGAGGAATAGTTGGGTCTGCTGTTTTTGCTAATGTCCAAGCTAGGTTGAAAAATATTTCCAAATCTAGGACATCTACATTGGCAATTTCATTGCCTTTAAAAGCACCCTCTAATTTGAAAATGTCCTGAATGGCATCCCTGCCAAACTGCGCCTTATATCTAAGTAAAAAGGCGCCGGTGCTTTTAAACCGCACCTGGCGCCCGTCAATTGTGAGTATCTTTTCCATATATTACTCACCTGCCGGGGTATAAGTAT